ATCTGAACCAATGCGGAAAGCGAGGCGGAACCGATTTGCCCGGCAATGTTTTTGACATTTGTCCAGACCTCATTCTTACGGACATTTGCGATAAACTCATGTCCAAGCGGTGTGAGATCCTTGATGAGACAGTCACCCGTCATTGTCCACATCTCCACATCGAGTAGGTTTGACCATTGACATTGACGAACATGGTACAGAATTTCATCATGCTGATACTTGCTCTCCAACCCAAACATGTTGTCATCAGTGAGGCGAAGCATTTGGTTAAATGAGGTATTTTCTTCGACCACAAAGAGAATATCCCTGATACAGTCCGGATTCAATTTCACATTATTCACCCCCTTTCAAGGGAGTATATCACGCGAAAAGAAATAAATCAAGAAGGGAGGAAAAGAGGTGGACAACCCGCTGTTATTCAAAATATGTTTCGCTGTGGTAACCGGTAGCTTGGTCTTTAAAATCATTGCGCTGTGTGCAACTGCGAAAGTCGAGAAAAGAAAGAATGGTAATAATGCCAACCACAATGGTGATAAGCAATCCCAATTTTTGGGCGGAATCCCAGAATGCAGCCCTTTTCTTGTGGCGCTTGCTGTTTGGGTGATCGTGGTTTGCGTTGTCATCATCGGCATCGTTGGTGGATGACGATTAAACTTTATTTAAATGAAAGGAGTACCAAAATGAACGAGTTAATCAAAATCAATTATGAAAGCGATAGACCGACGGTCTTAGCGAGAGACCTGCACGAATTTCTTGAGGTCAAAACCGCCTACAAGGATTGGTTCCCGAGAATGTGCGAATACGGTTTTGCTGAGGGAGAGGACTATTGCTCATTTTTGAGCGATAGGTCTGACGGCTTACCGGGCAAGCCGAGACAGGATGCGCAGCTCACCATCGACATGGCAAAAGAGATCTGTATGCTTCAGCGCAACGAGAAAGGCAAGCAGGCGAGACAGTATTTCTTACAGCTCGAAAGAGAGTGGAACTCACCCGAAGCGGTGATGTCGAGAGCCCTCAGAATGGCTGAGGAAAGGCTTGAGAGATTCAAAACTATAAACGCTAACCTCTCAGTTCAGAACGCCATTATGCAGCCGAAAGCGGAATATTTTGACGGTCTGTGCGACCGCGAAAGCCTTACCGGTGTCAGAGAGACGGCAAAGCTTCTCGGGCTGAAACAGAATGACTTTGTAAAGTGGCTTATAGACCACAAATACATTTACCGCGACAAGCGCGGCAGGCTGATGCCCTATGCGGAGCATGTCGATTCAGGGCTGTTCACCGTCAAGGAGACATACAACGATAAGACCGACTGGACAGGCGTTCAGATGCTTGTCACTGTAAAAGGAAAAGAACGCTTCTTGAAAGCGCTCTCGTGAAAGGAGACAAAAACCATGCGTAAAAAAATGGCACTTATGTCAGTCGACGAGGCGTCAATGTACCTGAGAGAGGTTATCTACATACCGCCGCATCAGATCCGTCTGCTCGCGAGGGAGGGAAAATGCACCTTCTGTATCGCGATCAAAAATCCGAGCGGGTCGTACTCGTACTACATTAGGCTTGACCGGCTTGAGCAGTTCAAGCGCGGAGACATCGGTCTGATGGTGAGCTAAGGGCAAAAACAGAAAGGAGACATCAAAATGACAAAAGGATTTTTAACAATTGCCGCAGTGCTGGCGCTCGTCCTGCTTTTCGCGGCGGCAGCGGTTCCGGAGACAGAACCAATTACCGCGCCTGAACCGACGGTATCGGCGCAGATACCCACAGCACGCTACCGGTTGACCGCAGACGAGCGAGAGCTTATATGCGAGGTTGTTATGGCTGAATCGGGAATCGAGCCGTTTGATGGCAAAATGGCGGTCTTACAGTGCATTTTAAATGCGTGTGAAAAGACCGGCAAACGCCCTGCGGAGATAGTTGAGGAGTATGGTTACACCGACCGCCGGGTAGAACCGAACGCAGAGACGAGGAAAGCCGTCGCCGCGGTCTTTGATGCCGGCGAGACCGCTACGGATCGCGAAATACTTTATTTTTATGCGCCGGCGCTGTGTCAGAGCCTTTGGCACGAATCGCAGACATATGTCTGCACCATCGGCGGACACCGATTTTTCGCCTAATAGAAAGGAGATTTAATTTATGAATATTAAAATAGGCGACTTCGTGAAAGGCATAACAAATGACTACGGTATTACAAATACGAAAATGACGCGAGGCGTAGTTACTGACGTACGCGATAGAAGCATAGTGGTGCGAGTATTAGACCACGACGATGGTGATACTGGCATATTTACAGTAAATCCGGAAAAGTTTGAGGTTATAGGTCATCAAAAGCAGTTTGACCGCGCGGAAGTGCTGAAACTTTTAAAAGATGGCTGTAAAAAAGCAATCTTAGATTATGACCTCAGGGGCGCAGACCTCAGCAACGCAAACCTCAGGGGCGCAAACCTCAACGACGCAGACCTCAGCGACGCAGACCTCGATTATTCTTGTTATCCGCTTTGGTACGGCAGCCTGCATCTCAAAGCCAATAAGAGGCTTGCTTGTCAGCTTGCGTATCATCTGTGCTCAATGCAGTGCGATGACGCAGACTATGTCAAAATGCGCAATTCTATTCTCGGTTTTGCGAATCAGTTCCACCGAGTGGATAAGTGCGGTGAGCTGAAAGAGAGGGAGATATAACTATGGCTTTAAAATTTGCAATTCAGACAGTTTTTGAATTTGCTGTCGTCGTACTGATAATCTATGGCTTTTGGCATGAGGACAAGCTCATAGCATTCGAGGACGACCTCAAAGCAAAAATTTTAAACAGAAAGGAGACAAAACGCAATGGGAAACCAGACGACTAAAAGCCCGTTCGATGTGCAGATCCTTGCTACCAGGCTAAAAGACCTGATGCGCGAAAGCGTGCCGAAAGTCACGCAGAAAGACCTTGCCGCGGCACTCGGCACTGCGCCTAACATGGTATCGGCATATATGCACGGCAAGAGCTGTCCGTCGCTGCCGATGGCGGTGAACATAGCGCAGTATTTTGATGTGTCAATTGATTATCTCGCCGGCTTGACCGACCAACGGCAACAGCCCACTGCTGCACCGACACCGGAACCGAAGCGCATGAGAAACGGACCGTGGCGCAAAATGGCGATATGCAACAGCTGTGACTGGCGCAGACGCATGGCAGCGCCGTGCGGCGACTGGGACGGCACGGCATGTATGTACACCCACGAGACCGGGATTTTTCGCGAATCGCCGCCGACAGACGATTACTGCGCATATTATAAAAGCCGCCAACGCTGAGTGGGCAGCGAAGACGGCAAAGGTAAAACCTCAACATCATGATAACACGAAGGGAGACTAATGTCAAATGAAGATAAACAGCCTTGAACTCGAGAATGTAAAGCGTATTAAGGCGGTCAAAATCGAGCCCACCGAAAACGGTCTGACTGTGATAGGCGGGCGTAACGGTCAGGGTAAGACCTCTGTGCTCGACAGCATTGCATGGGCGCTTGGGGGCGATAGATTTCGTCCGTCAGAGCCACAGCGTGAGGGTTCTGTACTGCCGCCCAATCTCAAAATCACAATGGACAGCGGCATCATAGTGGAGCGCACCGGGAAGAACAGCACCTTGAAGGTCACAGACCCTACCGGCAGAAAAGGGGGTCAGCAGCTTATAAACGAGTTTATTTCTCAGCTTGCGCTTGATTTGCCGAGGTTCATGACCGCATCAAACAAGGAAAAAGCCAACACACTTTTGCGCATAATCGGCGTTGGAGACAGGCTCGCACAGCTTGAGCACGACGAGACGGAGCTCTACAACAAGCGCCACATGATTGGACAGATAGCCGATCAGAAACTCAAGTATGCCAGAGAGATGACGGAGTATCCGGATGTACCGGAGCAGCTGATTTCCGCATCCGAGCTTATCAAACAGCAGCAAGGTATTATGGCGCATAACGCCGAGAATAAGCGTAAGCGTGACCGAGCCGCTGAGATACAGCATCACTATGACGCCGTCAACAGCAAAATAAACGGAATCCAGGCTGAGCTTCAACGTCTTATGACGGAGCAGCAGAGCCTTATGGATGACCTCAGAATCGCGCACATGGAGACGGAGCACCTCGAGGATCTGAGCACCGCCGAGCTCGAAGAGGACATTGAAAATGTTGAGAAAATCAACATTAAAATCCGTGCCAACCTTGAAAAAGAGAAAGCTGAAGAGGATGCGAAAGCGTATCAGACTCAGTACAGCCAGCTGACGAACGAGCTTGAAGATGTCAGGCAAAAGAAAACCGACTTGCTCAAGTCCGCACAGCTTCCGTTGCCAGGGCTGTCGGTCAAGGATGGCGAGCTGACATACAACGGCTTCAAGTGGGACAATATGTCCGGAGCGGATCAGCTCAAGGTTTCCACGGCCATCGTGCGCAAGCTCAACCCCAGTTGCGGGTTTGTGTTGCTTGATAAGCTCGAGCAGATGGATCTTGACACTCTTGCTGAGTTCGGCAAATGGCTTGAGTCTGAGGGGCTGCAGGCGATAGCAACGAGGGTCAGCACCGGCGATGAATGCAGTGTCCTTATAGAGGACGGATATGTGGTGAACGAACCGACGGAGACTAAAAAAGCATGGAAGGCAGGACAGTTTTAATGAACATAACATCAGGAATAATCGAAGATGCACAGCGGGTCATAGTTTACGGTCCGGAGGGAATCGGCAAATCAACCTTTGCTTCCAAGTTCCCGGGCGCGATTTTCATCGACACGGAAGGCAGCACAAAGAGGCTGAACGTTAAGCGTTTTGACAAACCGAGCAGTTGGACGATGCTTCTCGAAGAGGTCAAATATGTTCGCGATCACCCCGAACTGTGTATGACGCTTGTCATCGACACAGCGGACTGGGCAGAGCAGCTTGCAAGTAATCATATATGTTCCGTAAATCACAAACAGAGCATTGAGGACTTCGGATACGGCAAGGGCTATACAAAGCTCTACGAAGAGTTCGGCAGGCTTCTTGACCTGCTCAATGAGGTTATATCAAAAGGTATTAACGTCGTGCTGACCGCTCACGCCAAAATGCGTAAGTTTGAGCAGCCGGACGAGCTCGGCGCATACGACCGCTGGGAGATGAAACTTTCAAAAAATGTCGCGCCGATCGTAAAAGAATGGGCAGACACGGTTCTCTTCGTCAACTATAAGACGTTCGTGATAAAGGACGAGAAGACCGACAGCAGAAAGGCACAGGGCGGCAGAAGGGTAATGTATACCAATCATCATCCCTGCTGGGATGCGAAGAACAGATATGGGCTGCCGGACGAGGTCGATTTCGATTTCAGCGTCATCGCACCGTTTATTCCGTCTTCCGGTGCATATGTCGCAGCGGCGCCGGAAGATAAGCCGCAGACGAATGCGCTGCCCGACCCGCCGAAAAAAAGCATAGAGGAGCTCAAGGCAAAAATCGACGAGTTTACCGCCGATGCCGACGCCGACACCGATAAGCTCACCGCGTCCGTTGAGCCGAACTCCGACTTACCGGCAGCGCTACGTGAACTCATGGCGGCGAACAATGTTACCGAAGATGAGCTTAGAAATGCAGTAGCGTGGAAAGGTTACTTCACTGCCGACACACCGATTCTCAATTATGGCGAAGCTTTCATTAACGGCTGCCTTATCGGCGCATGGGAGCAGGTCTACGATATCATCGTCAATCATATAAGAAAATTTTAAATAAAAAGGAGTATTAACAACCATGAGCGAAAACTACAACACCAACAGAAACGACGCCCT